TCTCTTTCATAAGTTGAAGATAATCATTAGAAAATTCTGATTCTCTTTCAATTACAAATTTTCTTAATTCAGAAGGATTGGTTTTTTGAAGAATTTTATCAACAACTTTTTCTGCTAAACCTCTAGCATTATTTTCTTTAATAGTAAGAGTTCCGTTATAAGAAAATTTTTGAATATCATTAATAATTCTTCGGAGGTCTGGATAACCATTTCTCACTAACTCTACTAATTTGGATTTCTCTTCTACAGGAACTTGAATCCCTTCTGTTTTTAAAATATGAATAATTCGATTAAGAATACCTTCTAATGGAGGAGTCAAATTAAAGATTTGACAACGAGATTGAAGAGGTGGAATAATCTTAAAAAGATAATTACACGTAAAAATAAAACGAGTATTGTTGGAATACTCTTCAATCACATTACGAAGAGCTTTCTGTGCATCTAATGAGATAGAGTCAGATTCATCACATAAAACGACTTTCAACTTACCATCCAGAGATTTAGTGCAAGCAAACCCCATAATCTTCGAACGAATAGTATCAATTCCGTTCTCGTCAGAAGCATTGATATAAAGATATTGACAATCCAATATATCTTTAATAAGAATTTTACTGAGAGAGGTTTTGCCTGTACCTGGTGGACCAGTAAAAAGAAGATTAGGGATTTCTTCTTTCTTTTTAAGTGAAGAAAAGAAATCCCTATGTTCTGGTGAAAGAACAATATCTTCTAAGGTTTTAGGTCTAAATTTTTCTATTAAAAGATTTTCGAACATTATCGTCCAGTAGAACCAAAACCATTTTCTCCTCTTGTGGTTTCTTCGGCAACCTCAATCCAAGAAGAGGTACTAGAAATAAGAGGATATACTACCAATTGAGCAATGCGATCACCTTTCTTAACCCAGTAATCAGTATCGGAATTGTTATTAATTTTAGCTCCAAGATCTCCACGATATTGACAATCAATAATACCATTAAATGCTGATAGATTATGTTTGAATTGTAAACCAGATCTCGACTCAATACGGATCCAATATCCGGGAGTGATATAACCCAATTTCAAACCAACTGGAACTACTGTACCTCCTCTTGCTTTAATAAGACAATCTTCTACTGCAGTAAGATCATATCCGGAATCTCCCGTCAAAGGATCATTATGCTTTTTTTCAGGTAAAATAGCATCTTCGTGAGTCTTGACAAATTTAATTTCTACGTTATTCATTGATCAATTGCCTTCCTGTAAATTGAGTGTTATCGTTAGTAGTTTCGCGAATAGGTTGTGCACCAGCTTTAACAGCATTTTGTTGAAGCCAAGCCAATAGTTGATCTGCTTTTTCTCTTGGAACAATAAAGGTTCCATAAATAGTGTTTACTGTAATTTCCATACATTTAAAATATAACATATTCTTTCTTTTTTTCAACCATTGTCTAAATATCTTTATGAATGAATCTCTTGATACTTTATTAGAAGAATTATCTTCTTTCGATTACTCGACTGTCAAACCCTCTAAAAAAGAAAATGAAATTGAAATTAATGAGGATAACATTAATGATTATATTTTAAAAAAGACAGGAAATTTAGTAGAAGCGGGTTTAGGCGCTGTCGAAGATTTAAAAGAATATATTGTGCAAGGTCAAAACCCTGACGAAATTGCAGCTCTTTCAGAATTAATATCTTCTACAACTAAAGCTATAGAAGCACTAAATCGTATTAATTTACATAACAAAAAGACTAAAGACACTAAAGAACTTAAAAGAATGGATATTGAAGGTAAAAAAGAAATTGCTTCTTTAGTAACAGGAGACACCACAGTCAATAACAATATAGTAATAGCTTCTAGAGCCGAGATTTTAGAAAGGCTATTTGCTACAGCTTCTGATTCTAATAAAGATTTTGAGATGGTTGAAGTAGATCTTAGCAGTACCAAATTAATTGAGGATAAATAACATATATGGCTTACGAATTCATTGATAGAGAAGAATGCATTGGAGATTCTTTATACAAAATTAACAATAACTCTGCTAACTTTGATTCCCGTATCAATACCTTAAACACTAATTTAGTTACAAATACTCAGTCTCTTTCTTCTCAGGTATTCAAACAAGGTGCGGTTTTAACTGCCTATTTTCATTCATTTTCTGACAGTACAACTAGATCCGGTGATTTAAGAAACTATGGTTCTGTAAACAACGGAACTTTACCAGTTATTTCAACCAGAAGCAATTCCAGGTTTTTAATCACTGTTAATGCTTGTGGATATACGGCACCAGGAGCAACAGGTGCGAATATAGGAATTAATCGCACCATATTAACAACAACCACTAGATTATTAGGAAGAGACGGTAATGATGGGGATTCGTGGATGGGTACCAGTAACGGTCATTATGGGGCTTTTAGCATTACTAGAACTTTTTTAGACGTTCCTCTTCAACCAGCAGGGACTACTATTTTTTATAGTATGCTTCATGGACATTGGTCGGCGGGTACTTCTTTTATAAATTATCCGGGTTACGTGGGACAAAGTTCTGTCGTAGTATACGAAATAATTTAACCTTCACAAGATTTACAGGTTAAAATACTACGAGCTAATTCTTGGGCGGGATTGGCACTCCTTTGATAATAGAGACTCTTAATTCCTTGTTCCCAAGCAAAGATCATTAATTCATTAACCTCTTTGGGTTTAGTATTTGGCGGAATCATTAAATTCAATGATTGGCCTTGATCAATATACTTTTGTCTTTGTGCTGCTTGGATAACAATTTCTTTTTGTGAAATTTCACCAAAGGTTTTAAATACCTCTTTTTCTTCTGAAGATAAAAAATCTAAATGTTGAACAGAACCTCCATGAACTAAAATGGACTTCCAAACTTCATCTGTATCATGATCTTTAGATTTAAGAAGATTTTTAAGATAAGGATTTTTGTAAGTGAACTTTCCTTTAGCTAAGTCTTTAACAAAGTAATTACTATTCAATGGTTCAATAGATGGGGATACTTGACCTAGAATAAAAGAACTGGAAGTAGTAGGAGCAATGGCTAATGTAGTGGTGTTTCTTCTTTTATCTTCAGAATCTTTGTATATAGGAGCTTCACCAAAAAATTTAGCCAATTCTTTTGTAGCTACATCAGCTCTGTCTCTAATAGTTTTCCAAATTAAATTATTAGACATTTTAGCTTCCATGGATTCAAAACCTATCATTTTAGATTGGAGATAAGAATGCCATCCAAGAACACCCAAACCTAAAGCTCTTTGATTCATAGCAAATTTTCTAGGAGCTTCCATGAATTTCATTCCTTCAGTCTTTTCAATAAATTCAGACATTACAGCATCCAAGAAATAAATCATGGTTTCTACAGCATCTGTATCTTTCCACTCTTCCCATTTTTCAAGATTCATAGAAGATAAATCACATACAAAGGATTCATCATCTTGATTGGAAAGCATAATTTCAGAACAAAGATTAGAATTATTAATCTTTAATCCTTTATCTTTATAAATTCGAGGTGCTTGATTATTAGCATTATCAGAAAAGAACACATAAGGGTAACCAGATTCAAATCTCTTCTTAATAACCAATCCCCAAATACGGCGAGCTTCTTTATCACCTTCGACCATTTTCTTCATCCATTCATCAGAAACACAAACACCAATAGACAAATCTTGAATTTCATTACCTTCAGAACGAATTTTCAAAAATTCTTCAATATCCGGATGATCAATAGGAAGATAAGCAGCGAAAGAACCTCTACGAACATTTCCTTGGGAAACTACGTTCATCAAACGATCGAAAAGTTCCATGAAGTGAACAGAACCTGTAGATTCTCCACCAGAAGAGATGGGAGTACCTCTTCCTCTTACAGCACCAAAGTAAGCTGATGTACCACCACCAACAGCAGTCATAACTCCAACCTCTGCTACCTTGTCCATAATACCTGAAAGAGTGTCTGGAACAAAAGAACCGAAGCAAGAAATAGGGAGACCTCTTTTACGACCAAAATTAGACCATATAGGACTAGAAAGGCTATAAAAACCTTTGTGCATATAGTTTTCAAATTTATCAGCAAATCCTTTAATATTAAGATATTTTTCAGCAGTTGCAGCAATATCTTTAATTCTTTGTTCAGCTGTTTCACCCTCTAACAAGTAACCTCGTTCCAAAAATTTCCGAGAATCCCGGTTGAGCCAATAAATGTCTTTATTCATAAGATGTATTAAACACTATAAAGCAAATTTATCAATTTAAAATAAGTCGTCTTCAGAGAACGATTGACTTTTTTTGGAGTATTCTACCGGTCTACCATGGAAAAAATCCGTCATGTTATTACCTAGAAGTTCTTCTGAAAACCATATTGTATGTGAAATAAGTTCTTTATCAATTTCAAAAGCTGCGGGGAATTGAATCATTTTTAAAGACTCATTAATACGATTTTTGACAAATTCTTTAAGAATGTCAGCAGACAGTCCTTCCTCTTGAATACCATTGACCATCCAGTCAATAATTTTAGCTTCAGCAATGTAAGCTTCTTGAGCTTCGCTTAAAATTCTTTCTTCTAATTCTTTGTCAAACAATTCAGGATACTCTTCTCTAATAGTATTAATAATCTTAGCACCCACTAAAGCATGAATATTCTCTTCGTTGCGAGTGTATTTGACTTGTTGGTCTGTGTCTTTAAGAACATTTTTAAACCGAGCAAACCAATTAATAACATAAAATTGACTAAACAAAGAAACATTTTCTACAAAGAGAGTAAAAAGAATTAATGCGTAAAGATACTGTTTCTTAGAATCTTTATAAAATTTGTGAGTATACTTTTTAAGGTATTTTACTCGACCTTGGATCCATTCTAATTTTAAATTTTCTTCGAAAACATCTTCCATGTCCATTACAGACAAAAGACGTTCGTACGCATTGTTGTGAATTACCTCAGTATTAGCCATCACATAACCCAAATCTTGTAGAGAAGGGTGAGGTAAGTTTTCACCTAACTTAGCCCAAAAGGTTTTAACAGCTACTTCAATCTGACCAATAGCAGATAAAGTTCTAATAATGATTTGTCTTTCTTGTTCTGATAACTTTACTTTAAATTGTTGGACATCAGATTTAAAAGAAAATTCTTTATCTGTCCAGAATCCGTTGTGCATAGATTCTATAAATTGTTCAGTCCAAGGATATAAATTAGGTTTGCGAGAAATTTGTTCGTTAAAAATCATAGGTTTAAATTATTTTTGAGCATAGTGCTAGTATAGCTTATTTTGAGTGTTTTTCTACTTTTATCGAGTAGGTAAAGGTTCCCAACCTGTGTAAGGTTTCGATACGTCATGCTTGACTGTACTATTAGGGATCTTTACGTTTTTGTTTTGAAGATTGATATCAAAGTCTTTGTCAGACTTTGCTTGAGTCTCTTCAGGTTTAATGGTGATTTTAGATTTTCTTTTGACACTATCGGGTACTGGTCCTGTATTAATACCGTCATCCATCAATTCCAAAGATTCAATAGGAACAGTCATTGGAGTTCTATAAAGACCTGGAGCATACTCAATGATAACATCAACGTAGATACTATCAGGAGATTCAGTACCACCACGATAATTTTGAGAAGTAGTGGGGTAAATGGATTTAACTGCAGAAACTCTTAAATTTAAATCAAAACTTTCATCCATGCATGATTTAACAAGATCGATAAATCCTTGTGCTTTATGCTTGAAAAAGTCTAATCGTAAACAATCTTTGCGGTAACGAACTCTATCACCAACAACAAACCCACCTTGTTGATAACGTTCTAACATACCTTCATATAGTGTATTGAACTTCATATCCATAATTTAATTTTGTATTATTATTTATCGGATTTATCTCTTAAATAATAGAGAGATGGCAATTAAAATTAAAAATTTAGAACAACTATCTAATGATTATACCATAAAAAAATATGTTTATAAAGATTTATCATTGGATATAGGTCTTACTAAAATTGAATCTCCAGGATTCAATTTGCCTATTCCTGGTGCCGACATCAAAGCGTCTTTTGATATAAGCGCTATTGCCAATTCTCTAACAAATCTTTTTAATACACTTCCAGGACAACGTTTTTTATTCCCCGAATATGGGTTAGACCTTTATCAATTTCTTTTTGAACCTATAACTGATTTTAATGCAGAAATTTTAGGAAGAAGAATACTCGATGGTATTAAAAAATTTGAATCTCGAGTAAACCCATTACAAATTAAAGTAAAACCTAACCCAGACGAAAACACTTATTACGTTACTGCGGTTTTAAAGATACCCATTTTAAACACTACAACAGAAACTATGTTTTTATTAGATACAAAAAGACAAACTTTTTTATTTTTACCAGCAGCAAAAAATAATTAAATATGGCTACAAATACAACAAATAATACTTTTGATATTCCTAAAGGAGGGTACGTGGCGTTTGATGCCATGTCTTTAAGAGATCTTATTTTAAATCGCTTAAATGAACAAAAAATTTTTACCGATCAAAATTTCTTAGGGTCTAATTTAGCGTCCATTATTGATATTATTGCTTATTCGTACCATACTTTAATATACTATCTCAATAAAACATCATCAGAATCCATGTTTTCAGAAGCCCAGCTTTATGAAAATATTAACAGAATAGTTAAACTAATAGATTATTCTCCTGTAGGTTTTCAAACGTCCACTCTCACGTTTAATTGTTCAGCTCAAGTACTAACACCAGGTCTTTATACTATACCTAGATATTCCTATGTTTTAACCAATGATATCCCTTTTTCATTTAACGAAGATATTACCTTTATTAAAACCAGTACAGGAATTGAATCGTTAAATGAATTAGCACAACAAAAATTACTCTTTCAAGGGTTTTACGAAGAAAATCCTATATACACTGCTGCTGGCGATGAAAATGAAATTGTAATTTTAGATACCGCAGGTCAAGATGTAGATCACTTTAATATAGATGTTTATGTCAAAAATAAACTAACAGGAGTGTGGCAACAATTTACCAAAACTAGTAACCTTTTTTTAGAAGATGGTAGTGCAAAAAAATGCGAAATTAGGATTAACTCTAATAAAAGATATGAAATTAAATTTGGCAATGGAGTCAATGGTGTTAAATTAGAGTCAGGCGACGAGGTCGCCATTTATTATCTTGTTTCAAATGGCAGTAACGGTGTTATAGGGGCTAATGCTTTAGGCGCCAACACCCGACTTATTCGTTATGATACTACACAATATAACACTATTTTAAATGATATATTTTCTGATAATGTTACATTTTTATCAAATTTAGAATCAGGCAACTTAATTTTTGGAAACGATAATAGTTCAACCACTCCAAAAGAAGCTGAAACTGTAGAAGAAATTAGACAAACAGCACCCTCTGTTTATAAAAGCCAATATCGTTTAGTAACTACTAGAGATTTTGATGTTTTTATAAAGTCAAATTTTTCAAATTTAATATCAGATGTTAGATGTGTAAATAATTGGGCTTATACATCACAATATTTAAAATATTTTTATGATCTTGGAATTCAAGATCCTTCTAAAACTCAAAGAGCTTTATTCAATCAAGTAAATTATGCAGACTCATGTAATTTTAATAACATTTACATGTTTATAACGCCTAGATCTGCTACACAAAATTTAGATTATTTAAGTCCAGCTCAAAAAGAACTAATAAGTTCTTCATTACAACCCATTAAATTAGCAACCATTGAACCTGTTTTTATTGATCCTGTCTATAAAGCTGTGAGTTTAGGAGTAACATCATCCCAAGAAACGTTAGATCCCATCACAGAAGAAGAATTTTGTCGTTTAGAAGTCATAAAAAGATCTTCATCTAGAAGAAATAATGAATCCATTGCTCTGGATATAGTTAACATTATTAAAAATTATTTTAACAGAACACAAACGCAATTTGGGGCTTTAATAGATACTCGGTTTTTGACACAACAAATTTTATCAATTGACGGTGTTGAAAGAATTTACACAACTAGAACTGATAACCCTTCATTGAAAGCAGAAGGAGTTTCTTTATTTTTATGGAACCCAATTTATCCTGAAAATGATAAACAATCATCAATTAATAATATCCCATTAAGA